CCAAAAATTAAATATAGTCAGACTAGGATTCACAGTATTATTTCTAGCCTTTTGCCAGAAGGTATAGAGATAAAACGTGTATCTCAAACTACAAAACTGAAAGAAAAAAATACCTTTCGTGTTTTGGTTGTTGGCCCAACTGCTTACTGGGTAAATAACAATGTGTTTTATCAAGCAAATGTAGAAGAAGGCGAAGTCGATAGGGAAAATGCAAAACCAATTGACTTTACAAATATGGACAATAAAGAAGTAGCAAAGATGTTAGATATATTAGATCACCTAAAGAATGGAAAAAGAAATGAAGGTCGTAGTACAGGGAACCAATGAGTTCGATGAGTATTCTGTTTTCCTTCGTTCTATGGGTGTGATGATGTCTGGTTTAAAAGAAACCGATCATGAGTTTATTGTATATTCGTTAGGGCCATCAAATGTAAATGATTTTGCTTCTGAGTTTTGTAATGTTTCAGAACGAAATCTAAAGGCTAGAGGAATCAAAGTTAAGTTTATCAAGGTTCATTATACATGGGTCGAAGAAAACTTACATGAAATTGATTACTTTTCCTATCTATCAAAACCAAACCAAGCACTATCAAATATAGCAAGACTTGCACAAGAGCAAGATTTTGAATTTGGAACATTCCAATACTAAGGAGTAATAATGATTGTAAATAATTTAAAACAAATGGAATCAATTGTTTCCATGAATAGCAAATTGTCTTGGGATGGTTGGGATGTTCTTGAACTAACTCCATTAGATTCTGCTGCCTTTGAAAAAAACGGAGTATATAAAAATAATAAATGGAATATTCAAAAAAGATATGTAGCAAACCGTAACGGCTGGACTATGCCAGATAAGTACAAACAGCATGAATAAACATTTATGGAAAGAAAGTGCTGCCTGTAAAGACTTTGATACAAATCTATTCTTTGATAAGTATGAGGAAACTCCAGATATTCGTCATGGTGTTGACAGTGTTTGCCTAAAGTGTCCAGTAGCAGCAACTTGTTTTGCTGTTGGAATATCACAGAAAGAATATGGAATTTGGGGCGGTATTTATTTAGACAAAGGTAAAATATCTAGAGAGTTTAATAGCCATAAGACAAAATCTAAATGGTCTGAAATATGGCAGAATCTGACAATGAGGTAAAATGTATACAGACGCAATGAAGCGAGCAGTTAGATCTCTTACTCCTCCACAAGGATTTGGTGTAGATATTATTGATAATGAGCATTTCATTACAGTAAGAGCAGATGAAAAAAGTTTTATGAATTTATTTGACAGAGATAAAAGAGTTGCTGTAGAATATATGGTAAGGGTTAAAAAAGCCTTAGAAGAAAATGGGGCTATAGTTATGTTAGTTAGGACGGGTGGAAAATGATTATAAAAAAAATTATATGTAAATTTAAAGGTCATATTCTTGTAGATGCTGGAGCATGTCCATTTACTGGCAATACATATGTTGGCTGTACTCGTTGCAATACTCTTAAGGTTGTTTGATGCAAACATTTTTGCCGTCAAGTGACATTTCATATACCGCAAAATCTTTAGACAATAAAAGACTTAACAAACAGATCCTTGAGGGGTATCAAATACTCAAGGTGTTGTCAGGAGAGTCACCGTCTGGAGCATGGCGTAATCACCCTGCAGTGCTTATGTGGAAGGGCTATGAGACTGGCCTGTGGTCTTATATACAGCACATGATAGAAGAGGCTAAGGTTCGTGGTATTAAGACAATAAACAATGAGAACAACCTTAATGATCTTAAAGAAAAATGTTCGGGTAGATGGGGAAAGACTCCACCAATGTTTTGGTCTAATGATAATAAAGTAATGCGTATTACAACAACTCACAAGGCCAATCTATTTAAAAAAGATCCTATCTATTATATTAAATATCAGTATGCAAAATCAAGCCCATACAATGTTCCGTGCTGTCCAGAACGCAAAGTTCCTTGCCAATATTATTGGCCAACACATGAGGAAAGAAATGAGTTATTAGATGCAGTTCTTTAATTTAATTACGTTTACTGGATTATTTTTAAGCATATGCTTTATTGTATCCTTGTCCTATAAAGTATATACATTAAAAACATTATTAAAACAATTTGTTCTTGATCAAAAAATATTAAAGGCTTTTTCTGAAACTTTAAAAGATCAATTAGATTTAGTTAAAAATGAAACAGATGAAACTCAAGAAAACTTTATTAAATTTTTATCAGATTCTAGAGACGTGGCTTTTAACTATATTGAAGAAACAATGGCTATTGTTAATGATATTATCTTATATTGTGAGCAACAAATTGAACAGCCAAAGTTGGCAGACTTATACTCAGATGCAAAATTAAAATTTATTTTAGAAAAACTCAAGCCTATAGTTGAGCAAAAATAAAAAGATTTATAGCAATATGCGCTATAATGGTATATGGAAGAGGTGATTAAATGAATAAAGAACAAATGAAAGCAATGCTAGCATCATACGGAAGATCTTTTGTTATTGCAGTGGCAGCGACATTTGCAGTACCTGACAGCGACATGGATCTAAAGGGTCTATTAGTTGCAGGTTTAATTGCAGTTGCAGGACCAGCAATTAGAGCCGTTAACTCAAAAGATCCAGCATTTGGTTTAATTGCAGATGTTGTAGACGTAGAACTTAAAAAGTTAGCATCAAAGCCAGCAAAAAAGAAAGTTGCTAAAAAGGTAGCAAAGTAATTATACTTAATAGATAGGGATAGATACGTCTGTCCCTATTTTTTTATATAGAGGGAATTTATGAATTTTGTATACATATGTAAAGATGGTGAAAACGAAGAACTTAGATACTCAATTAGATCTGTTGTAAAAAATACTAATGATCCAAAAATTTGGGTAGTTGGTGGAAAACCAGATTGGTATGTTGGTAATCATATTTCAGTATTACAAAATCAACATAAATATCAAAATGCACTTAATAATCTTAGGGCTGCCTGTGCCTCTGAAGAAATACCCGAAGACTTTATATTAATGAATGATGATTTCTATATTACAAATAAAATAGATGAAATAAAAATATATAACAATGGATTGCTTGAAGATCAAATAAATCAGTATCATAATCTTGGGCTTAGGTCTACTTATTTACATAGACTAGGAAAAACATATGCCTATCTACAAAGAAGAGACATACCAAACCCTATTAGTTATGAAGTTCACTTGCCAATGCCAATGAAAAAAAGCAAACTAATAACCATCCTTGAAGAAAATTATTCAACACTTTGGAGATCAAAGTATGGAAATACATTTAACATTGGCGGAGAAACAGTAAAAGATGTCAAGGTTCACAAAAGTGGTGGGTTAGTTGCACTTTCATATAATCAAGACCAAGAACAAATTCCTTACTTGTCTAGCGCAGATAGTTCTTTTATGTTTTTGTTAGATTATTTAACTACAAATTTTTCAGAAAAATCTACATATGAGCAATAAGATCTAAATACTTATCCTTTAGATTATTTTTAGCAAAATGATTTAGTCCTATTTGTAATGCAGAATCTTTCATTTCACGCTTATCTTTGTTATCCATATACTCATCAACAATACTTGCTAGATGTTCTGGATTTCCATCATATACATCTACTAACGATTTGGCTTGAAAACTATTGATGTGTTCAGATTTTATTAACCATTTTTTAGGAAGCAACAAATTGTTTGGAGATATGTCCGTCATAAATACTGGGAGTCCACTAATCAATGCCTCATTCATTGGAAGGCACAAACCAGCATACCTTCTTGGCAAAAGCATAGCATCAAACCCATTATAAAGTTCTTCCCTATTTTCTGGATTACTATTATTAATTGTAACTCTTGAATCTTTTAAATCTAACTCTGGAAACTTTTGTGTTGTAATTACTAACTCATAACTTGCCTTTGAATACTTAAGCATTTGCAAAACAGTTTGAGTTCCATTTCTATCCTTTGCTGCAAACTTTCCACCAACGTGCAACAATCTATTATGATCTTTTGACATATTGTTTTGTCTAACATTTTCAAATAAGGTTGTGTCGGTTGGTGGTGGAAGGTGAATTACTTTACATCTTCCATCAACCATTTTTTCTATTTGCTCTATGTTCCATAAACTTGGAGCAAGTAAAACATCTGGAAGTTCTGCTTCTGGATTAGACATGTTAAGTAAAAATTCAAAATTATATTGTAAGATTGTTTTAATGCCTCTTCGTTTGGCATAATGTAAAAAATCTTGTCTATAGAAAGTTTCACAACTTAGCACCACATCTATGTTTCTTAAAAAATCTATTACTTCTGGCTTAGTTGGAAAACCTCTTTCCGTATGTACTACATTATAATCCTTATACCATTCTGGATGTTGTTCATTACTATTGAAATGTTCTGAGTCAATCAATAAAATTTTGTCGGGATTAAGCATCTTAACTAATTCCCGTGTTTGATTTCCTAGTCCAGTATTATCAGATCTAGCAATAATTCCAAGTGTCATCCAGTGTATCCTCTAATCTCATCATCACTTGTATATTTAAGTGTTCCTTGACGACCATCTAAATGCTGTGATCTTTTAATGTTTCCTTCTGGATGATATATCCAAAGTTTGTGTTTTTCCCATCCTTCTTCACTAAAAAGATTATAAGGTAAAATGTCATCTTGAATTATTCCATGAGTTCTATCTTCAATAAAAGCACAATCATCAAGCGGTGGCAAGATTACATTTCTATAATATGAAACCCTACTTAGATGTGGCCTTTGACTCCATTGAGCAGTTTTCATAAAACCATTTTCAAGCCCAAACATTAAATGTTTGTGTGGTTCTGGAATAGATGCTTCAAAATGAAATCTTATTGTATTTGCTTTTTCATACTCAATCATATCTAAACATTTCTGCCAATCAATTTCTATATCTGGAGTTAGAGGTGTATCTCCCTCAACATATAAAAGTAAAGATGTTTGTATTTCTTTTATTGTTTGTCTCATCATTGTTGTTTGATGGCTATGCTGATCAAAAATAACTGGCAAAACATTTTTATATTCGTGTAAACATTTCCAAAGAATGCGATTTTTATATTCATCGTAATCATTTTTTCTATGCAACTGTTCTTTTCTTAATCCATCAATCTGCATAATGATTTCATTATCTGAAAAATGTGCTCTAACACTATGTATTGTTTCTTCTATCATTTCAGTGTTTGGATGATCTGGAACAATTGATGTTGCTAAAATTATTGTCACATCATTCTTATGCATTGATTTGCCTCATTAATTTAATTCCAAAATCTCTTTTATATTTGATCCACCAGCATACCACAGTATGCATATTGTTTGGATAGCCTTCTAATAATCTTAATGTAAGGTTAGGCAATTCATTCCAATCTTTTGTTTTATAAAATGGAACTGCCTCATTAAAAAGACGTTGATAAAAATCATCCTCTAAGCCACTTGAATCTATAAGGTCTGCTATTGGCAAAGACATCATTTCTATTGCTTCAAACAATCTAAATGAGTCAATAACTACAGCCCCTGCA